TAATGACGATTTAACTCCCAAAAAACACGATTTTGTGGTACAAAATGAACTTCATGAAAAAATTCGCAATGATGATGACTATGATGATTGGGAATATGGTACTGAACCAATTCCATTAACCGAATTTTGACGAATAAATAAGATAGATTTACAATATTCAATGCCACTAGAGCGAGTCAGTAAAGGTTTCAGGGATATTAGTATGTCATTTCAGGTAAATCCCCTGAATTTGGATTTGATTGCCCTGAAAAATGAAACTGCAATTGCTCGCTCTATTCGTAATATAGTTTTTACTCTTCCTGGAGAGAAATTTTTTAATCAAAATTTTGGTTCCAGGGTAAACAGAACTCTTTTTGAGAGTGTTGATGATATCTCTGCATCTATTATTCGTGATGAGATTCAAAATTCACTTAATAATTATGAACCACGAATTGAATTGATTGAAGTAATTACAACTCCAGATTATGATATTGGAGCATTTGATGTAACAATCAACTATAGAATTATTGGTGCAGATGTTCCTGCACAACAACTACAGTTTGTTCTGCAACCTACCAGATAATCAGGTAAATGCCCTTAGTAAATTTCACAAATCTGGATTTTGACCAGATTAAAGCCACACTCAAAGATTACTTAAAGTCAAATTCCAATTTTACGGATTATGATTTTGAAGGGTCCAATCTTTCGACGATTCTTGATGTTCTGGCATACAATACATACATTACTTCATACAATGCCAATATGGTGGCAAATGAGGTATTCATTGATAGTGCAACACTGAGAGAGAATGTTGTTGCACTTGCAAGAAATATTGGTTATATTCCTCGTTCAAAGAAATCGGCAAGAGCAACTGTAACTTTCTTTGTCGATACAACAAATATCAATCCAACTCCGGCATCACTAACATTAAAGAAAGGCCCGATTGCAAGTACTTCGGGTTCTTTTGGCAATCAGTCTTTTATTTTTTCAATCTTAGAAGATGTTACTGTTCCAGTGATAGATGGTTTTGCAACTTTTACAGATCTTGAAATCTATGAAGGAACTCTACTGACTTCTAGTTTTACTTATAGTACAAGAAATCCAAATCAAAGATTTGTACTGCCAAATAGTGGTATTGATACAAGTTTAATTTCAGTAATTGTTAAGTCAAATTCTTCACCACAAACTCCTTCTGTAAAATATAGTCTTCAAGATAGCCTATTTGCTATTGACAAAGAATCTGAAGTTTATTTTTTACAAGAAATTGAAGATGAAAGATATGAATTATTTTTTGGAGATAACCTCTTTGGAAAGGCCCTTTCGGATGGAAACTATATTGAGGTATCTTATATTGCAACAAATGGAGACAGTGGAAATGGAGTCAATCAATTTAGTTTTTCTGGGAGATTGACATACACAAGAAATTCAACAGAATATGTTGTAACCTCTGGAATTTCTTTGTTAACAACCGGTTTGATGGCATCGGGTGGAGAAAATATAGAGTCGGTTGATTCTATCAAAAAGTATGCACCCAGAATATATGCTTCTCAAAATAGGGCTCTAACAGCAAATGATTATGAAACTTTAATACCAGCAAAAATTTATCCAGATACAGAATCAATCTCCGTATTTGGTGGAGAGGAACTTGTTCCACCACAATATGGAAAAGTTTTTATTAGTATCAAACCAAGAACTGGGGATTTTCTTCCAAATTTAATCAAAGAAAATATAAAACTCAAATTAAAAAAATATGCAGTTGCAGGAATTGTTCCTGAAATTTTGGATCTAAAATATCTTTATATTGAAGTTGATTCAAAAATTTATTACAATACAAATCTTGCACCAAATGCAGCATATGTTTCTAGTATCATTCAATCGAATGCAAATAAATATGCTGAATCTACTGAATTAAATAGATATGGTGCAAGATTTAAATATAGTAAATTTTTAAAAATCATAGATGATGGGCATATGTCGGTCACATCAAATATTACTAAGATTCAAATGAGAAGAGATCTTAGGATTGTTTTAAATACTTTTGCAGAATATTCTATCGGATTTGGAAATCAGTTTCATATTGGTAGTATGGATGGATACAATATAAAATCATCCAAATTTAGAATTGCTGGTATTCAGCAAGATGTTTATCTTTCTGACATTCCAGACACAAATAGAACAACAGGTTCTATATTCATATTCAACGTTCCATCTACATCTTCTACTACTGCAACAATTGTAAGTAGAAATGTTGGAAAAATTGACTATGTGAAGGGAGTTATTACATTAAATCCCATCAACATCACATCTGCAAAAATTAAAGATGGACAATCTATTATAGAAATCTCTGTTGTTCCACAATCAAATGATATTATTGGATTACAGGATTTATATTTGCAACTAGATATTAATAACAGCAATTTTGAAATGGTTGTTGATGAAATATCTTCTGGATTAGATCCATCAGCATCAAATTATATCGTAACATCAAGCTACACTAACGGAAATCTAGTAAGATAATGACAGAAACGAGAATCAAGTTCAGTAACATCGTACAAAATCAACTTCCTTCATATGTTAGGGAAGAATTTCCATTAGTTTCTGAATTCTTATCCCAGCATTACATATCTCAGGAGTTTCAAGGAGCTCCAATTGATATAATACAAAATATTGACAAATATGTAAAAATTGATGAGCAAACAAATAGAGTTGAAAGTGCAATCTTATTATCCGATGTTTCAATTATTGATGATGTAATCAATGTACAATTTAAGGAGCCAGTATCAAATGGAACTTATGGATTTCCTGATTCATATGGATTGATTCAAATTGATGATGAAATCATTACATATACAGGAAAAACTGACAGTTCTTTCACTGGTTGTATAAGAGGTTTTAGTGGTGTTACATCATATAATAAGCAGAATCAACCAGATGAACTAGTATTCTCACAATCAGAAGTTGCAGAACATACTTCCGGATCAACAATTATAAATTTAAGTTCTTTGTTTTTAAAAGAATTTTTGATCAAATCAAAGAATCAATTACTTCCCGGATTTGAAAATAGATATCTTAATACAAATTTAAATCAAGCACTTTTTATTAAACAATCTAAGGATTTTTATAAAAGCAAAGGAACTGACGAATCCTTTAGAATTTTGTTTAAGGTGCTTTATGGAGAAGATGCATCAATAATTCGCCCTAAAGAAAATCTTTTTAGATCCTCGGATGCAAAATATACAACAACTAAATCTTTAGTTGTTGAGAGTATTTCTGGAGATCCTGAAAATCTTATAAATTCGACACTGATTCAAGATACTTACGGAAACATTTCCAAATCTTATGCTCCAATTACAAAAGTTGAAAAAATAGTATCTAATTTAGGAAAAACTTATTATAAACTGAGCCTTGACGGTGGGTATAATAGGGACATTAATGTAAATGGAGCAGTGTACGGTAATTTTTCTGTTCACCCAAAGACAAAACTAATTGGACAAGTTTCCACCGGAACTACTGTACTGTCTGTAGATTCAACAGTCGGATTTCCTCAAAGTGGAGAATTGTCAGTAGACTATACTGATGGTACTACTGGAATTGTATCGTACTCTTCAAAATCACTAAATCAATTCTTTGAATGTGAAAATTTATCTGGAACAATTTCTGATGGTACAAATATTGGGATTAATACTTATGCCTACAGTGAAGTCGTTGTTGGCACCACGACAGAAACTATCAAACTAAGAATTAATTCAGTTTTAGATAATCTTGATATTGTCGATGATACTTATTATTGCAGTGCTGGTGATACTTTAGTAGTTAAGACGCTTGGAGTAAATGAAAAAAATACTCCTTCAAATAATTGGTTATTTAATATTGCAACTTCGTATAGTGTAATTTCACTAACACAAATTAATAATTTAGATAATACTTATAATGTTGTAGTTGGTGCAGATAATGTCTTTAAAATTGGAGACAGTTTAAAACTTGTAGATGAAAATAATATAGAAAAAACTTCCACAATTATTGATATTACATCATCAAGATCATTTACGATAAGGGGACAAGGTGAATTATCACTAACATCTTATTATACAATAACAAGAAATTTATCAAAAGTAAATTCTGTAAACTTCCCCTCAACATCGACAGTAAATGCAGATGTTCAAAATGTATACAAAATTAAGGAGAGAATACTAGTTGCATCTCCTTCACTACCATATTACAATGAGCAGTCTCTTAATGTTACTGATAGATCTTTAATTTTTTCCGGAACATATAGTAGTGACACTTTCAATATAACTTCTTCCACAGATCATGGGTTTTATACTGGGGATTTGGTTTATTATACCCCAGAAAAAGTCATCTTTTCTTCTACAGATTCTGATGGCAATATTGTAGCAAGAGAAGTTACGCAAAGTTCTTTATTTGATGAAGGACTTTATTATATAAAAAGAGTAAGTTCAACTAGTGTTAAATTTGCAAAGAGTGAATCGGATATATTAAATTCAAATTTTGTATCTGTAAGCAGTACAACCACTGTTACAAATAACAAGTTAGAAATTTACAATCTCAAATCAAAAACTTTAAAATCACAAAAACTTCTAAGAGAAATTTCTCCTCCAGAAAGTGATGGTGAGTTATATCCAACAAATCCAGGATTGACAGGAATATTGATTAATGGTGTTGAAATTTTAAATTACAAATCGAGGGATATAGTTTATTCTGGACCCCTAAAGGAAATTCAAGTAATCTCTCCTGGATCTGGATATGATGCA